ATCAGTGCCACCTTTAGTTTCACCCTTTAGGGTTTTCCATGCAGCATTGACTTTCTTCATAACCTCAACATCACCACCTTTGTCAGGGTGATGAATCATAGACATCTTTTTGTACGCTAGTTTGACATCAGCTGCACTGTAGTCACCAGTCAGACTAAACAATACTTCTGATTCTTGTTTAGTTAGTTCTGTTAGAAATGATTTAAACGATTTCATGTTATTTAATCTCCGTAGGTAGGGGATATCCTTTATGTTCAATATCAGTTTTAATCAATGCAATGATATCAGTTTTATGTGCTTTCCATAAGAACTTTGGTGAGGACATTGCTTTCCAAATATCAGACCAAGTTAGAATATCTGCTGCTTTAAATGTTGGTCCCAATAAAACATCAATAACAGATTGTGGATCTTTAGCAATAAATTGTCTTGAAACTTCTTTACCATTCTTTAAAATCTTATCTTTCTTACCTTTCTTGCTGAATGATACATCATGTAAACCAGAAGCAAAATGTAAAAGTTTACGTTTCCACTCAATATCATTTCCTGATCTTCCCGCAAAATGTGATATTGCTGATAAAGCAGAGTTACGATATAATCCTTTGAAATTGCTTTCCCATTCAGCAGGAGAATAAAATATCCATTCAGACCATGATAAATTATCAGATAACATTAGATCAACTTGAACTCTATCACCTTCTTGTAACCCATCAATGTTCACGATAGGGTACGCAAGCGATACAATGCCTATACTAGAGAGGTCACGAACCGAATCAGAGACTTTACCAGCAGCACTAAGGACACCCCTGAAAATCGCTTTAGGATCGTTTGTCTTGAACTTCTTACCAAGTGATTCGATAAACACAGCCATATCAATATCACCAGAATGTCCACCAGGTTTCTTCTTTCCTGTAGAACCTAATAGTCTAATATCATCAGTAGTTAAACCTAACAACGGTAATAGTTTTTTATAGATATCTGCCATTGTGGCAGCAACATTTTCTTGATTGATATGTGTAACGTTCTCAACGGCATTACCGCCTTCAACGATAAATTGTTTAAATGTAATCATAGTTAATAGTCCATATTATTGCTAATGTTTATTGTATTTATATATAAAAGTATCTTGAAATAAAAGAGAATTGATATGAAATTACCAGAAATAAATGAGGTATACAATGCCCTGAAATCCTCAGCAAAGAAGAGAGGCATTGTATTTACACTTGAAAAGTCTGATATGTATGACTTGGATTATCCGTTAACCTGTCCAGCGTTAGGGATACCATTAGCATTTAATAAAGGACAATCGCAAGATAATTCTTACTCTTGGGATCGGATTGATAGTTCACGGGGGTATGAAGCAGATAACTTAGTGATAATTTCCAATAGAGCAAATCGAATAAAGAATGATGCTACCCTAGAGGAACTAAAACTAATTGTTGCTTTTTATGAGAACCTTATTGATTCACTATAGTATTGTGTGGTTTAAATAATCCACTATAAAAAATTTCATATTCTTCTATTTGTGCTTCCATTTCAGAAAGTTTATTTATATAATTACCTTCCATATAAGTTGCGACCATAGAATTCACTAAACGTCTTGATAACCCAAAATCTTCTTTTAGGTTATCCGCAATTTCTTTCATCAACGCTTTTTCTGAATCCATCCGAGTTTTACAGTCGGATAATTCTTTTAATGCACCTCTAATTTTATCCTGATCCTTTGGGTTAGATGGTAGTAAAGCAATATCTTTTTGGTTCATTATTTCTTGACTCATTATATATTTCCTATTTATTAACAGTAGATAAAAGCGTTATTGTAACAAGTTTTTTCTATATCTGAAACAACGGCAGGTCTAGTATAATCTTTAGTGTAGTATTTTGGATTAACCATCTTAGTCCATTGAGATGTCATTAGGTTAATACTATAATCGATTAGATCTTCTTCGATTTTCAGTTCAAGATAGATTTGCTCTATACATCTTTCAAGTTTTCCTGAAACTTGTTCAAGGGTTACACTTGGATCATTCATAGCATCTAAACGGACATTAGAGATAGCATCTAACATTTCTTGGTATTCTTCTAATTTGTTCATATTGTATTTCCTAAAAAGTAAGACTAATTATAACTTAGTTTGTTCTCAATGTCAACCTTTATTTTACTTTTTATTTTCAAAGAATTGATCTAAGTTCAACTTCTCACCAAATGAGTAATCATAAGTCAATGCATCTGCACAAACAATATTTTTCTCTACAATAGTTCTAAACTCTTCGTGACCACATAACAACCTATCCCTAGTTACCAATACGTTATCTAGCATCAAGTCAACACCATATGTAGTTTGTAGAGACTGCTCAAGAGAACTACCATTTTCAATCTTCCTGATTATAACTTCCCCAAGGAACTGACCATCACCACAACTTGGATCTAGGAATGTCCTCATAGTATCAGTAAACTTTTCAATTGGGATTTTATCAAGAATCTCTCTGACCAAAGGTGTCGGGGTAAACACCTCACCAGTTGACTTGACTCTAGATTTCTCACGGGCAACACCAGACATGTATTCACGATCACGGATATGCTTTATTACATTTTCTATCATATGGGGTTCCTTATTTTCCTTCGATTAGATTTATTTCTTCCTCAGTTAATCCGAACTCAGCATAGATTTCTTCGTCAGTCCACTCTCTATTTACATCTAGAACGGGTATAGTATGTTGTCTTTGAGCAATAAGGAATACAAGTTTTGTATTCCTATAATTTTCGCCAATGTATTGAAATAATTTCGATGTATTCCATAGATCTCTAATCTTGGTCAGTTCTTCTACACCACCTGTGATGTAAAAATAAGCAGGGGAAACTTCTTCTGTTGTTATCAGCAAGTTCTTGTCGGATACACAGAACTTCTTGTAGTTGTTCATACAAAGTTTCAACGAGTTATCGATCACCTTGCTAGAATACATAACCTCGTGTGCTTTACTATTCCATATAACAGGGATAGGGTGGGATTCTGATTGTATAGAAACAACGTCAGACTTCCTTCTACCTTGCCTCTTTATGGTGTATCTAGAGTGATCGCTATTGATAAACTTGCTGACGATACTATCTCGAGTCGTTGATTCTAACATCATACCAGCTGTATATTGTACAACCTTTGTTTCGCCAGATGCCATCACGAACGTTGTAGGATCCTTAGATATCGTGTTTTTCAATCTCCAAGAACATATCTTCACCCCAACATTGAAATGCTTATCGGTGGTTTCATCGTAACTGATAAATGCTTTTTGCTCGAGTATCTTTTGAAGTTTATTAGTGGTCTTGTTTACGATCTTGTTTGACAACGATCCTTGCACGATAGTCCGAGGGCATATAAACATTATCTCACCACCATCTACCAACAATCCTTCGATACATTTGATCGCAATGACATTCCATAACTTTATGTTATCTGATGCTCCTTGATACGGTGGATTTCCTACTATAACGTCAAATTGCATATGATCTAGTTCTCCTTCTAATAACTGTTGTACTGTATATAGTGTCGCTTGAGGCATGTAGTCGCCCATGATTAAATCTGCTTCCTTTGCCACCACCACAATCAGATTTGACTTATCTTTGTATTCATTGTATTTCTGTTGTAACTCACTTAGAAACACTTGGCCACGGTAAATCAACATCACATTTTTCATAATATAGGTCTCTCTCTGTTGGATTATTTATTTTATATAGATATTATACTATAGAATATCCTATAAGTCAACCTTTGTTTTAATCTTCAAGACCTAAGAAAATCTGTATTTTTCTAAGTGTCACAACTTCGTTTTGTGATTCTGCATCTTGGAAGATACGATCAACAACCTTTTTATATGCTTCATTTTCCAAATTTCTTTCAAACACTTCTTTATCAAGACGAGTGTGTTTTTTCCAAGATTCATTACTCACTGTATCAATCATATCCAATGAGACAATATTGAAATATTTTTTACATAACACTGGAAGAACTTCAAGAATAATTCTCATTGTTTTGATATATTCTAATCTTTGTTTATCAGACAACACAACTTCTTTCTTTTTATCGTCTTCCTTTTTTCCTTCTGAGATTTTTGATTCTGGTTTAGTCAAATCAGATTTGGTGATTGCTTTCGATTGTCTTGTAGATTTACCAATCGATATATCTATTTCAATGTCAGCATCCCATAATTTGGCATTGATATAACCTTCTTGTCTTGTCACTTCCATCAAACCATCGATCAGTTCGTTTATATCCAAAGTAAGTTTTTCTGTTGGTCCTTTTTCATTCAGAACGAATGCATTGAAGGTATTGAAATCCTGCCAGAAACGATGACCCTTTGAGATCAAATTATCATTGCTAGAATTTTCTACATTATCGTTTTCGATAAGGAACATATCTTCAGCAAGACCGATACGCTCAAAACTGGCACGGATAATGTTAGCAGAATCCTTTCCTTCTTTCCATGTCAAACAACGACTCATCTTTTGGTAATCAGCAGAGGATATAGCACCGTCTTTGAAAATAACAACACGATCAATCTCAGGGATACTGAACGATCTACTTGCCATTTGGCGGCTGAAGATAACCAATTTACGAGTATCGTTCGACTTGATCATTTCTTTCAATACTTTATTCACATGACGTTCAGCATCATTATTTGAAGTTTCTTTAGACGTAAGCAACATTGTTTTGATAGTGGATGAACGTGTATCACTATAATGTTCAACGAACTGGTCAAGGTGTGTATTGTTTTCTGTATTGATAAAGATCATAGTTGCTTCATTATCAGTCAGATCTAGTTTACAGTTCTTGCCAACGAACTGGTCTACATAGTCTGCTAGATTGCTATGGTGATCAGCATCGGCGAACGATTGTGTGATATTTAATTTCTTTTCATCAGCAGACATTACTAATTGGATGTCTGTAAATTTGCGATGAACGACCATTTCACCCTTAGCCATTTCAATCATATCTGTATAGTTCATATGCCCAAAAAATGTATTTTCTTCGGTGCTTTCTTTACGGATAATCTTGTTTCCTTTGTTGATGTTTGTTCCAGACATTACAACGATTTTGACGATGTTACATTTCTCTTGGATGGCTTTGTGTTTAGCACGACTGTTCTCAGTATGAGCACCCATATCAGCCTCGTCAGTAACAAGGATAACATTGTGATGGCTTTGGATTTTTGAACTAAGATTCGTCAATACCGAGTCATCACCTTGGTATAAAGTCGCTTCAACAATCTCGAAATCATATCCAACATTTTTATAAGAACTTATGAAAGAAGCGTCACTGCCTTTGCTTTTTGAAGAAATTACCAACACAAGGTTATCATACTTTTTTGTTAGTTCTTGGGCATATTCTAGCATCAAATATGTTTTACCGAATCTAGGGCATAGACTCAACAAGTTGTAATACTTATCAGATGATAACATTTTAGATAGAATGGTTCTTTGTGGTAATCTAAGACTGATAACTCTTCTTGCTTTTTTGCCTAGAAGAGAATTAATTGCTTTGTTTTTTGCATCATTTAAACGAGTCTCAAGAGCAGCAAGAAAATCTTTATTTTCAAGCAGACTATCTTCATAAGGCAGATCCAGACTTTCAACAATGTCTTCGATACGAACCCAAGTCCACTCTCCGCGTTTACGGTCTTTTCTTGTATATGCTTCAAAGTTGGGGTATTCGTGAATAACATTACGAATCTTATCGTCAAGTTTTACATCACTGTTGTTATCAACAGATATTTCACTAACAATAATAAGAGTCGAAGTGGTAGACGAAATATCTTGATCTTTTACTCGACCTTTGGTGTCTATTAATGTTTGACCATTCTTTACTTTCAACCATCCTGGTTTTTGCTTTTCAGAATAAGCAAATTCAGTTTCACAAGTGTAAGCATATTGGTAGTTTATTTTATTTGTTTTCATAATATATTTCCAAAGTTTCTCAAAAGTATGACTCATTATCCCATGTATCGACTTCCTTGTCAACACTTATTTTCATTTATTTTACAAGGACTCTGTAGTGTAGACATTGAACTTCACCTTCTGCCATTATGGTCCTTACAGTGACTTGACGATCCTCACATTGGATGTATCCATTGATGTTTCCATCACTAGCAATAAACAAGTAAGAACCATCAACAACCTTACCACCTTTCTTTTCGACCCTGAAGATAAGTTTTTCTTTCTTTTTCTCAACTTCTTTATCAAGGAAGTCACTAAGGTTGAATGGGTGTCTTGGGTTGTTATGTTTGTAGATAATATCTACGGTTGCTGCTGTCATAGACTGTCTGTGTCTTTTGTAGTTTTCTTGTGCTTCTACATAGTCGGCAGGTCGTATGTCTTCTGGTTCGCTCATTCGTCTGGTAAATAACTTATATTTTTTCATCAAGTCGTCACGTATAGTTCGTAAACGGTTATCTTCTTTTGCTGTTGCTATGTAATAATCGGTGGTCTTTTCCTTCCATGTTGCTAAGAAGGTATCTAATGCGTCTGTTGGGTTATTCATAATATATTTCCAAAGTTTCTCAAAAGTATGACTCATTATCCCATGTATCGACTTCCTTGTCAACACTTATTTTCATTTTATTTTCAAATGCAAGGTTTTAAGGGATTCAAAGGTTTCGTCTCCATCCAGATAGTGTGCCTCAAATTCAGCATCGGCTCTATCGATAGCAATCACGGTATTACGCACCTTTCTCTCGGCAACACGATGTAACAAAGGATCCGCAACATCATTTAAACGAGCAGTGACTTGGCGGCTTCCAAAATGGCGAACACATTTAGCAATATCTTTAAGATGCCCCCCACTCAACACGCTAACGATGAACGCTTTTGAAGGCATATTACGATTACTCCAATCATAAGGCTTTGCCATGCCCAATAACTCGGACAACGATGTGTCACCTGCTTCAGTAGGGGTTGGATAGAACTCGTGCTCTTCTTTATCTTCAGGCTTTCTATAGCGCATTTATCCCCTCTTTCGTTATTCTAACTGAAATCCAATATATTGAACTCTAATTGCTGTCATTATGCGATATCCAACTGGATATCGAAGCCTAGCCATTTTCCGCATAGACCTGATGGAGAGACACCACCGCTATTTCTCATAGTTTCTAAAGAGTTTAATGCTGATCTGGCAGCATCATTGAAATTATCAAATGTGCCTAAGCCTTGGCGTATTTCTTTAGCAGTTGTATAGAATGATACATAATCTACGATAATTCTGATTTTAGTAGTTGCTTTCATGTTATTTCTCACTTTATTGATTTGATGAGTCTATTATACCAGAATCTGCGGGGATGTCAACACTTATTTACCATTTAGACATCTTCTGAGTGAAGTCAATTATCTTAGTTTGTACCTGTTCTTCTGTGAATCGTTGATGGACTTCACGCCAGTATTCTTCTCCTTCTGGTGAAGCATCCCACATAAAGGCACCACCTAAACCAACCACCCTATCTTCATCATCGTGGAACGCTTCGTCCGCGTTAGTCATGAACTTCAGGGTTAGGTCATTTCTGTCTAGGAATTCTAGTAGATCGTTGGGGATATTCATATATTATAGGTTAGTTCTGTGGTGGTGTATAGGTTGTGTGAATGGCATGAACCAATCTATCATGATCAAAACCAACCACTGAGATTTCTGTGAATGTTGTGTAATCGGTATCAGATTCTCCGAATATCAATGTCCGGTATAATGGGATATTATATTTGATATGATGAATTATATAAACACCATCAGACGCTTTGATCTTCAAATATGTCTCAAAATCGTTGGTAATCATTGATACTTTGAAATCGTGTGGCTTGTAATATGAGTATTCTCCATACTCCTCGTTTATTTTTTTAATGATATCCGTTTCAGTAATTCCTAGTTGTTCTGCTGATAGTTCAAACTCTTCGTTTTTGTAGTTCTTGATAATTATCTTCATGGTGTTATGTCCAGTCCGCTATCAGTAGTCCTAAACAATTTACCATCACCATAAAAGGCCTTCAATTTCTTACCATCCCAAGTATTAACAACACACGCGACAGAACGTCCATCCGATAAGTTTAATCCAATAGCCACAATGTAAGCATCAAATCCACATTTGGTTTTGTAGGTTTTGCCTACTATCAATTCACACATTTTCTTTCCTCTCTCTCTCTCTCAAAGTTATTTTTTATAAAAGATATGATTTTCTATTGTTGCAACATACTTTAATGAATTTCTCCATCTTGGTTTAACATTTTTTGTATGATACCACATAGCACCTTTTGAAATCTCGTTTTTTGCTATTATAATATAAAACTCATCTACATTTTTTCGTATAACATGTAATACCTTTTTATTCCTTGCTGGTTTCCATCCATTATTATACCAAGAGAATTGCTTAGGTTGCTTTATAACATCACATAGATTTGTTGGATAATTCTTAGACTTAGATCTATTATTAACCACATCCATTATCATAAACTGTCCAAGTGTAGATTCGGATCTACCTTCATGGTACACATTTAATGCCAGACAATCCTTTTCATTATCAGTAATAACACGAGCATTGCCTATCATCGGTATCAAACATAACACCAAAAATGCTATTAATTTTATATTCATAATATAATCTCAAAGTTATTTTTAAAGGTTTATGCGTTTAAGTATTAATGTGTATCCATCAACACCAGACATCAACCAGAAATATACAAGGGATGCTTCAATATTGTCTGATAAAGTCTTTTTGCAGTCTATATTACTGATCCATACTTTTGTCTCATAGAGGTTGTGTGCCATGTCAGGATCAGCAATCACCACGGTAAGGGTTTTTTTCTCGTGGGTTTCTATTGAATCGTAGGCAATACTAGAATCGGCAAGCCAGTCTGATATTTGTAATTTTAGTGTGTTTTTTGCAGTCATAATATATTTCCAAAGTTTCTCAAAAGTAAGACTAATTATACCTTGTATGGACTTCCTTGTCAACACTTATTTTAAATTATTTTTGTTTCACTAACTTCGATACTCAATGATATGATACTTTTCTTTACCATCTTGGTATGCTTGTATTGCATCTTCTTCATTGACAAAAAACCCCAAGTGCTTATTCACACCATCAACCATGATTCGTGCTTGCCATTTTTGACACTTTTTGTCCCAAGAATACCCCTTTGAATGCGTATTAAATGAATTCTCTTGCTTAGTAACGACTCTCAAGTTGTCAATGCGGTTATCATCTCTTATACCGTTTCTGTGGTCAATGAACATCTTTTCAGGAATGTTGCCGTTATGCATAATGTAAATCAATCTATGTACTCTATGACGTTTAAAGTCTGCGGTCACCAAGGTATATCCATAGATGTCAGTTGTGCCAGCCATAGCACCCTTCCTTGCTGTAGGGGACCTATTAGTTTTATTATACAACTTACCATCTCTGTATTCAAATAGTTCATTCAGTCTTTCTTGACTCGGATCACCTGTGGGAAGTGTCATCTCATTACCTCTAAATGATAGTTTTAGTCATTGGAAATATCTTTGTGATTGCTTTAGCACAAGCAAGAGCAACTTTTTGATGCTCTAATTGTGTCCCGTTAGCACATCTCAATTCGATATAATGTAACCAACTCCTGATCGTACCATTCATATACATTCTTGAAACTGTATTACCTTCAGGAAGAATTGCTCTTGCTTGTTCCTTGGCAATGCCATTACTAATTGCCCAATCATAATTCTCTTTAACTAAACGAATCAACTCCTTCTGTCTTCTATCCCATTCACCACACAACTCCCTATCTTCATTAGGAATAGAGTTTTGTCTATTCTTGGTGTCTTGTAATCGTGCATCACGAGTCACAAAAGCAAGATCAGTAGTAGGATCAGCATATCTCTGAGAAAACTCTTGGAATGAAAATGATCTGTGTCTAAGAATTTGTCGTGCAATATCTCTTGTAGTTTCAATCTCAATACAAGCAGATACCATCTCAAGTGGACTCCAATGCTTGTTCTTGATAAGATAGTTAATAAGTTTTTCTGAGGTTTCATTATTCATTTGATTAGATGGATTAGAAACTCTGGCACAGAATGCCACTAGATCTTGAATATCATTTAACCCAGAATCATCTACCGGTGTTGAATAACTAATTAATTTTACTCTCATACTTTAAACCCCTTGAAATCGTTCATTTTTTTATTTGCATAATTCGCTACTGGTGGTTCAGCAGGTGCTTGTCCCGAATCCATTATACCCTGTGCTGATTGCTCAACATCATATAACTTCATCTTTGCTTTATCTACCCCGACAATGAATCTCTTATTAAGATTAAGATCCGCATATCGGTTCTTCAATTGTTTCACTAGGATTTGATTTAATCCTTCTAGTTCTTCATTACTAATCAATGCAAACATTAAATCTGCTGTTGCTGGTAAACCAAATGATTCTGAAGTATCTGTAAGTTCTACATCAGAACTATTAAACCCTGAACGTGTAACCTGTGTTGCAGAGATAATAGGTACATTAAATTCTACCGCTAAACCTCGAATCTCTTCAGCAATTGATTTGATTAATGTATAAGAGTTAACAGAACCACCAATACCTTTCATTCTTGCCGAAGCACAAATATTAAGATAATCAATAAAAATGATATCAGGCATAAAGTTCTTTTTCAATTGCAACTCTTTTAATAAAGACCTGAAATGCCCAACATGAGCAGAACCAGTTGGATACTGTTTGATCTTCAACATACCTTGGGATTTCTTAGAGATGCTATTAATCTTACTAGTGAATGCTTCTTTTGATATATTCTTAATATCATCTAAGTCTGTATTCAAAAGGTTTGCATCAATACGTTCAGCAATCTTTTCTTCTGCCATTTCCATTGTAATATACAAGGCATTTTTACCTTGTGATATAATAGAACTTGCCACATGACACATGAATAAACTTTTCCCAACACCAGTACCCGCCAATATGACATTTAAACTTTTCTTACTAAAACCACCCTTTGTGATTTGATTGAAGTAATCAAGGTCGATGGGTAATTTCTCTTCGGTTCTATGATAAAATTCGTAACGTTCATCTACATCAGTGAAATAATCATGACCAATGTTTTGATCAAATCCGACTGACAAAGCATCTTGTAACAATTCTGGTAATGCATTTTTGGTTAACTCCTGATCTTTACCTTCAATGATAGAAATAGATTTCATGATAGCAAGATAGATTGCTCTATCCTGACACCATTTTTCTGTATGATCTAGTAACCAATCTATATCAGTTACTTCTTCTTTTCTTGATACTTCTGAAACTATTGTTATAACTTCATGGTACTGTGAATCCGATAGATTAGCACTATCTAATTCAATAGATAATGCTTCTCCGGAGGGCAGTTTATTGTACTTAGAAACAAAGTTTAGAATCTCTTGAAAGATAATGCCGTGATTTCCTTCAAAGTATTCCTTCTTTAAGAATGGGATAACCTTACGAGTAAAGTTATCATTATTAATCAGATTCCGTAAAATTATTGTCTGGATCTCTGTGTTCATGTTTTGTATCACCTATTTTATAATTTCCGTCAGTAAAAGCACTATCTAATACAAAACTTAATATGTCACCCACATAATTATTAAAATCTATATCGGATTCAAGATCCACAGTATCTAAACCGGATGGAACATAGTTAATAGCATATTCAAACTTTAAAGTTGCTTTGGCATCTTTATCCAAAGGTTCTGTAAAAGAAATAGCACCATAACTTAATACTACACCGGTGTATTGACCAGATAGAAGTTTAAATGAATCATATTCAGCATCTTCAATGTAAGATATTTGTTCAAAATCATATTCTGTAATATTATTATTATACATCATTTTCCTCCGTTTGTAAAGCAGTAATATCAATATCACCTAAAATAGATTTATAACCAATAGTGAAATGACTCTTAACGAATGCAGAGAAATCCGTTTCTTCTAATATAGATTTCCAGAAACCTTCGTTCATTGTATCTTTTTCTCTTACCTTCGGATCAAGCAACTCTCCAGTAGATTTATCAACTTTACAATACCAACCATTGGAAGGCTTACCAACATAATTGCCAGCCAGAGCAATATCAAGCAACCCAGAGTAACGCTGTATACCGCCTTCCCAAGAAACTGTAATAGGAATTTTTGACTTCTCTTTAACATATCGTGATTTCTCTACGTTGATTATGAAATGATACCCTTGTATTTCTGTGCCTTTCTTATCTTGTTGTCTACCAATAATCCATACGTTATCCGCACTGTACATTACACCTGTACCACCTGATACAACTGGTTTTGAATACATTTCAAGAGTTTGATATGTATGATTCACGGCAATCATTGGAATATCTTTCATTGTCAGATAAGGAGTTGACATACGAAATAGACCTTTCAATGCTTTTGCTCTTGACATATCAGCGACTGCTTTTTCATTTAAGGCATCATCAAGTTCTTTCTTAGATGCTAAGTTACCAAGTGAATCAATTACAACAACAACTTTATCTTCTCTTGTAATCATTTCTAACTGATTGATTAGATCAAACTTCAACTCTTCTACGTTAGTAATGGGTGTATGTAAAACTCTTGAAGTATCAATATCGAATGATTGAAAATATGATTGTGGTGAACCAAACTCTGAATCATAGAACAACATAACAGCATCAGGGTATTTCTTTAGATAAGCAGATGCCATTACTAACCCAAAACTTGTTTTGAAATGTTTAGATGGTCCTGCTAATACCGTTAATCCTGGAGTCAAACCACCTTCAAGTGACCCAGATAATGCAACGTTGATCATTGGTACATCAGTTGGAATCATATCCTTATCAGTAAATAACTTTGATTTTGATAATACTTCTGTAGATTTTAGTTTAGAATTCTTTTTTAGTTTGTCCATGATAGACATACACTTCACCTCTTTATTTAATTAATAATAAGATTTATTATAACACACTTTCGATTAAAAATCAACAGTTTTATAATTCACTCCTGCCTCATCAAACATACGTTTAGACCAAGACCATTCTTCATCCCAATTAGTAGGAGTATCCTTATATAACATAACAACATTCTTTATGCCTACTTGAATAACACCTTTAGCACAACTAGAACAAACAGGTAATCCATAAACATATAAAGTAGCACCATCCAAAGATGTTCCAGTAAAAGATGCATTGAATATACAATTCATTTCTGCATGAACCACCATTTTATATTTAACTTCTCGGTTATCATAGTTCTCTGGGTTATCATTAACTCCTCTCGGAAATCCATTATATCCCTGAGCAAGAACTTGACCTTTAGATCCAATCACAACCGCACCGATTTGTTTAGACGGATCTTTGCTCCAAGTAGAAACCTCTTTTGCTAATTTAATATATCGTTTATCCCATTTCATTCATTCACCTTTTACATATTTTTATAAATAAATTCTATTGCACCTTCTGCTTCTTTATTAAGTGGTCTATTACCATACCATCCACCAGTTTCCACATCTAATTCTTTACATAATTCTGCAATTTCCATTGCTGTTATTGGATACTTCTGTTTCACTGCATTACCCGCAGTTGATACCATAATCTGATACATTTTATGATACCACCCAGTAGAACTAATTGTCCTATATTCAGCAACTAATTTCTTATTGATAAATGGACAATTTCTATATGAATTCCATGATATAGTTCTATTATCCATTTGATCCTTTCTATGTTGTAAAATCATCTCCTGCATACTACTTGGCAATCTATCAAAGAAGTTATTACCCTTTGGTACAAGTGTAGGATGTTTATCTATTAAAGCATAAGGATCAATATACTGACCAACATTAGTAAATATAAAGTTATTAGCATTTTTATAATCAGCAGGTACATAATACATTCTAGACAGATCTTTAGTTTGTCTATCTCCAATAGATTCCAATTCACTATTCAATGCATACCAAAATGCTTTTATCTTTGATGCTTCTACATGACATTTCAAAGGGAATATCAATCTAAACTTTGGAAACTCCTTTGTAGATGATGCTGTAGAATAACACACATAATACCAATCACCATACTTTTTTGCTAAGGTTTCTTTTAGATCACCTTCAATTTGATGATCATCAACATCTACTGCTGCCCAACCACACCAAGATATAACAGAATCATTCTTTCTGGTTGTATCTTTTTTAAATGAAGCAGGTGAAATCAATGGTGCATTTCTTTTACCTACTCTAGGGATATTTGATAACTTATATAAGAACTTCTCGAACTCTGGGAAGTCAGAGAAGTTCATTACCTTGTCAGTTTTGTTGTCGAAAATTGATTTAAATAAAGTTAGGGATAATGCCATGATTTCCTTCATGTGTGGGTGAAACCCAATTTTCAGGTTTGACCATATCAGGTAAATTTAATGGGTTGTATCTTGTAGGATTGACACCAGGAAGTTTAGTCATATTAGCATTATATACTTTATCCCATGCTACATTAGCATCAACACCCATAGTATCTAAAGTAACAAATGCAAACACCAAAGTATCAATAAGAGCATCAACAACTTCTTCAGCATCTCTAGTATTGATTGCTGTGTATAGTTCATCAACTTCTTCTTGAATTTGTGTTTGTCTAAACTTTAAATATTCATTCATAATTGATTTGAAGTGTGTAGGATCACCTGCCATTTTATCAGCAACCCATGTATCCACACCAAACTTCTTATGCATATCTTTAATATCTTGAACCAAATCTTTACTCATTACCACTCTCCACTCTAGTCATACCCAATAAGACACGAGCATCATCTCGTATCTCTGCTGTTACTGCTAAACCATACATATCAGGGTTTAATAGATTTCTTAAAAATCTTTCAACTTGTTCATCCAACATAATATCCTCCACTCTCAAAACATTAACTTTAAGTTAAATCTAAGTATAATCCCAGATAGAACAAACCAAATGAACATAAGTTCATGCTCAAATGTTATTTCTATTTTACCATTGATTCCCATTTTAATCAACATAAATCTACATAATATAGTCCATAAACTAGACCACCGATGCCAACTAATACCATTACACCATTAGTTACTATCATTGCGGGTTCTTTCCATCTGATAGAAACAATTAACCATAAGATACCACCACACACCAAGATAAGCGGACCAAGTGGATAATAACCCATAGAATTGAATGCTGTACCAATAACCAAAATTACTGTAGCACACCATTTCAGATAAAAATTCAAATCATACATAACAAACTCCTTTACTCAATTTATACTTAATTATACTATAAGATGACCTTGTTGTCAACTCTTTTTATTATTATAACACACACACACATATATATATCTTTATCAAGATTCTGCCTTATAAATA